ATAGCGATGTGGCGAAAAAATGAAGAAGTGAGAAGCCGTAGAGCAAGTGAGCTGAAAGGCTATTTTAATTATCTTTTAGCGAACGAACCAACTCGATTATACATTGACAAAGTAATTAAATCAAAATTGACATAAATCCAACTTGTAAATAAACCTTACAAGTTCAAACAATAGAATTATGAAAGACTTTATAAAACAAAATTGGTATTGGATAGGGCTGTTAATTATATTCGCTTCCGGATGGTTTTCGACATGCCAGCGGAATAAAACAACAAAACACGATACTCCACAATATAAAACAGTAACTACAAAAAAAGAAGCTATTCAATCGGCTTCAATTCCCGATACAATAGTTAAAAAGTTTACTGAAATTAAAACGGTTACACGATATATTGACCGGATTAAAATTGATACTATTACAATTCGTTACAAAGATACGATTCCATGCGTTTTTGAGCGTTCAGGAGCGATAAATGAGAAAGAATATAATCTAACATACCAATCTAATCAAAACGGCTTAAATCTATCGAATATTCAATTACACGATTCTTTGCTAATTGTAACCGGAACTAAACGAAAATGGTTTTTAGGTAAAGAAACAAATACTATCGATATTTCACACACTAATAAATACATTTCATCAGATCAAGTACAGCATATTGAAGTAGTTCCAAAAAAGAAGTTTTACGATACTACATTATTCAAATTTGGAGTTGGTTTCATTTTAGGTGTTGCCGTAACGAAATAATTATTATCTTTGAATAGATTTGTTAGAGTAACTTAATACTTTGCTTTTCATAATTTTATTTTTATAGTTTTAGGGGTTCGCGTCTGGTTAACGCAAAGATCATCAAAACCGCTTCTTAATTGGAGCGGTTTTACTTTTTTATAATAATCAGTGAAATAAGGGTATTGTATAATAAATTAAAAATATTTTATAAAAGGTGTTGTATATTTAAAAAAGGTGTTGTATATTTGTCAAAGAAATAATCACTAAAACAAAATATCATGACAACTCCAGAACAATTTCAAGCAAGATTAATAGAATTACAAAACGAACAAAAACAATTGCTTTCTGTTTCTTCTAAAAGAGTAAAAGCAACTAGAGAAAGAGTTCAAGAAATAACTAAAGAGTTTTTTAAAGTTAAACAACAATGGAGAGAAATGTTTCCGGTAAATTTATAATAATGGTAAATATTATTCATGCCCCGATTGAAAACTCAAATAATCGCTATCAAATAACAGGTAGCGATATTGAAGAACTCATAGAATATTGTATTCACAGAGTTAGACAAATAAGTAAAAAGTATTACGAAAAAGAAATAAGGATCGATCTAGAGAAAAATAACAAATCGTCAATAGATGCTCATGCAGGAATGGGAACTTCTTATGAAATAATTTTAATAAATAAATAATATGGGAAGAAAAAAACTAACAAACGAAAGGTTTCAAATCAGATGCCACCCTAAAGTAATTCAAGACGTTAGGAAGTACGCAAAAGAGAAAAGCGAGGAATTTATTAACAACCAAAAAACAAAGTGATATTATGAAATTTACAGCAAACTACAACGACAGATTACCAAAAGAAAAGGGATTAGAAATAATCGAAAACGGAGTTAAATTAGGAGAATCAGACCCAGTTAAAGATTCGTATTGGTCAGTTTATAAATACAAAGAAGAATATTTCATAAGCTTAAACGACCAACATTCAGATGTTTGGGAAGCAGACGAAAATGACGCTAATAATTATAACGAAAACCATTGTTAGTTATGAAAAACTTTGCAGTAATAACCAACGAATTCCGAACGTTCAATACTTATAAACTTGAACAACAATATTCCGGAAACGATCAAAATTTCATCCAAGTGCAGACAATTGAAGATGTATACAAGAACCAATTCAACGACTACGTGAATAAATCGAACTCGGTAAAAATGCCGAATGTGAATGCTATTATAAAGGCTGTTGAGAATAATATTAATCAGTTAAATTAAGAGTTATGGAAGAAGAAAACGAAAGGTCAACAGAAGAAACTTGGACGAGATGGTGCGAACTATGCCAACAAACATCTACGTTCTCAGAAAGCGACCCATACGGAACTTGTCAATGCTCTTAATTATGAACCCCGAACTATTCAAGCACTACGGAACGCAAATCCGAAAGAAATCAAAGCGAGTGTACAGGAAGTCGTTACGGATAATGATAGTGTCTAAAAATGGCGCAATAACAACAATCCAAACAACAACCCGCTACGCAAAAGAAATCAAACAACAGGCAAAAGTATTTAAAAACAATATTATTACTAACCAGATAAATAAATATGACAAAGCAAGAAATTATTAAAGAAGCATACGGAGACACTAATTACGAAATGCTTAAAAGCAATATAAGTGAAAGCGGATGGGTAAGTGAAAATGTGGTAAAACGATCGAATTTTAATAGTTTAGAATTTGACGTAAGAACAAATTCAATGCGACCACTTAAATTAAAAGGATTAGAAACTAATAACGGGTGGAATTCTATTTTATCTGAATCTGATTTGCCTAACGACGAAAACATTTTATATCATTATTATGATATTAGAGTAAAAAATAGAATGTTGGCGCTTAATGTAAAGCTTGGAAGTTTTTCGTGTGATGAATTAAAAAATCTATATTTAGCAGATATTTGTACTCATTACAGAAAAGTAGATATTATAGAACCTCCATTTTTTTAACCATGTACATCACAGTCCACATAAAAATACCGTACAGAAAGGTATCTAAAGCTAAAAACACAATAGCCAAAATGAATAAGGATAATTGGACACTCACATGTAAAAATCGTGGCTTCTTTTCAACAACCTATTCATTCAGTAAAATAATTTAAACCCTAAAATAGAAATATGAAAACACACATTGACAAACTAAGAAATCCAAATTATTTAGGCGGATGGGATTTACAAGACGAAAACGGAAAAACTACTGATATTATTGTTACGATAAAAGAGGTTAAATCTGAATTTGTTTTTAACCAAAAAGCGCAAATGGAAGAACCGGTATTGACAGTTTTTTTCAATGAATGCAAACCAATCATTTTAAACGCCACAAATCGAAAAACTTTAAAAAAAGTTACTGACACTTCATATATCGAAGAAATGGCAGGAAAACGCATACAATTAACCACAAAGAGAATTAAAGCATTTGGAGAGTTTCACGATGCAATTAGAATTGTGAATGTAGTTGTTGCAAGTGCAAAAGTTGAAGTTGTAGATGCGCAAAAATGTATTGGCATTTTATCAGATTGCAAAACACTTGCTGAGTTAGGCGAAAAATGGACTGCATTAACGCTTAAAGAAAAAAACACTGCCGAAGTATTGGCCGAAAAAGAACGCCTTAAAACTGTATTAAAATAATGAGTACCTATCACTTTAACGTAGAACAGAATAGTTTAGAATGGCACGAATTACGCCATTTTAAAATTGGAGGCACAAGGGCAAAAGAATTGTTTGTAAAATCAGACACATTATTTTATAAATTGCTTGCTGAAGCTATAGAGCCTTTTGATGAAGATTACGAAGAAGGTTATCAATCTGATGCAATGGAACGTGGTAACGAATACGAACCACAAGCGAGAATTGAATTAGGTAAATACACCGGATTAGAATTTTTAGAATGCGGATGGATTCAAAGCGAACACCCATTAATTGGTATTTCTCCTGATGGAATTACCGCAGATTTTAAAACACAAGCTGAAATTAAATGTCCTGGAATCGTAGCGCATATAAAAATGTGTGATAAAGACGAAATTCCAATCGAATACATTAATCAATGTATTCACTCGTTTGCGGCAAATGATAAGCTTGAAAAATTATATTTCTGTTCATACCGTCCTGAATGTAAAATTAAAGCGTTATTCGTTAAACTACTTACGCGTGATTCGTTAGTAAATAACGGAACGGTTGCAAAACCTGTAATGCAGGAAATCGGACACTTAGTAACTGTTTCTTTTGCTGAAGCAGATAAATTGGATTTACAAATACAAACAACTATTAATAAATTAAGTTTCTAATGCTAACCGTTCAAACAATCAGACAGGCTATGATTAAAAACCCACATCATAGCCTTTGGGATAAGCCAGTAAGCAAATGGACTGACCAAGAAAAGAAAGAATTTGATAAACTGGAAGAAAAGAAAAAACGCAATTGGAAAGCGGTTAATTCTGTAAAGGTTATTAGAATTAGTGACGGTTTTGAATATTCATCAATATCTGAATGCAGACGACAAAACGGATTTTGCAAGGTTATAATGGATAGAAAGTTAAAAGAGGGTGTGGAGTTTACCACCAACCCAAACAACATCGAAGTAATAGACCCTGAAACAGTAGAGTATGAAAAAGTATAGTTACAAAGAACTTTCTAAAATTTCAGGCGAAAGAATAAATACTTTAGCTACTAGTTTTACGG